ATCGACAACGCTTACTTACGTTGTCGCAGGTTGCCGTCCTCGTCCCAATAAGCCGGCAGGTACACAGGCTCGACCGTACCATCGTCGCGCTTGACAGGAACCATGAAGCGCGGCTCCGCCGCGCTCTCGTCGTCAGGCGCGTCGGCGATGTCATCGACGTGATACCCGTTATCCGCCAGCAGGCCGGCGATACCCTGCAGGGTATCGGCGTTCCAATCGTGCCCACTCAACAGGTCGCGTATCGCCAAAACCAGTTCCTGATCGGTCATCACACCAGCTCCCTCAAGTTAACAGTCTTCACGACGATCATACGCGCCGCCGCCTCACGGATCACCCGTGAGGCGAACACGCGCTTGTCGTGCTCGTCGCGCAGGTTTGATAATTCCCGTATAGACAGCCTGTACATGTTCAGGCCGCGCGTCGCCGCCCGGATGTCGTCGTCGGTGTATTCTCGCTCCATAACTTCACTAGCTCCCACTACCATTAGTGACAAAAAGAAGTCGGGGCGGCGATGGTCTCCCCACGTCGCCCCGCTGCAGATTACACCTACACCGGCGACACCTCGACCACCCGCACCAGCTCGAAGCGGTGACGCGCACACCACGCCACCGCCGTCTCGCGGCGGATCTGGGCACGATACACGGTGCGCCCGTGCCGATAAAAGAAAGTCACGATCATTTCCAGCTCCTAGTTTCACTACTGGTAGTGACAAACGATTTGTCACCTACACCTTCACACCTCGACGCCTCGCGCCGCCGACCCGGCGAGGGTCGGCGGCGCTACTCACCGAAAGTTCTAGAACATATACAGCGCCAGCTCCTCCGCGCCGTACACCGCACGCTCGCCGCACTCGTCACACTCGTAGCGGCGAGCATCAGGCTCGCATTCGTCGGCGTCCGCGCCGCAGGCGATGCAGATGCCCGGGTTCTCGAGCGAGCACATGGCAAACTCGACCAAATCCATGACGCGCTCACTGGTGACGTTCGGGTATACATTGATGCCGTCGATCTTCATGGCTCACTAGCTCCACTACTGGTAGTGACACCGGACATCCCGTTGCCACGTCAAGGCGTTCCTCGCTCTTGATTTGCCCATCATACAGTATTCGTAGCATATGTCAAGAAAAATCTTTTAGGGCTGAAATGACCACGGTTAGCGCACAAGTATTCGCCTAGACGTTACTTACGTAACAACTTCGCAGCAGCTCTGTCTGCCCTACGCTGTTCCTTCTGTTGCGCCTTGTAGGCGTCGCGGAACGCTTGATCTCGCTCGCGGCGTTCGCGCTTCCAATCCGCATACGTAATGGCCTTGGGGGCGACATAGTACGGGTTATCCACCTTTGCGCGCTCTCGATCCCCAATTTCGTCAGGCAAATTAGTCGATGTAAAATTAGCCATAGCATAAATAAACTCAGGATGGGTGAGTATAGCGTAGCGGATAACCTCGGACACGGTTGTCCGCCTGTCTAGCGCGAGCTGCTGTAGCCCGTCCGAGAACCCATCCGTAACCGCGATAGATATGCGTATCGTCATTTTTAACCTCCTACGAGCTGTCGAGCTGGGGTATACCACGGCGGACCCGGAATTGGTACTGGATTTAATTGGATTAAATCCAGTGGTCACGGTACTAATAAGCCATTGATATCGATACATAAAACCGAGATAGTCCTTTAGTACCACGGTTTTCGGAGAACCTACGTATAGGAGGGGCTGTTTTTAGCCTGTTTACGCGCATCTACGACGACCGCAAATGTCTACGAGCGCCGGCTGCCGGCTCGGCTCCTTCACGTAGGTATTTTTTTGTATAGGATTGATAGGTAACTTAGGACTGGCTAACCTAAAATCAAGATAAATCAACAAGTTAAATGGTCGAAACCAGTCCCATATTTGTCGAAATCACGCGGTACTAATTTTAACAGATAGGACTATTCGTGTGTTATCAATGGGATAGGCGTCGAGTAACTCGCGCCAGCCATAGTTAAACCTAGCGTCGTTCAAGGTTCACTACTGGTAGTGATAGTCCTAGATAACAGTATCTAGCATACGCTGAGCACAAAAATACCCGCAGAGCCTATAGGCTCTGCGGGTGCACAGGTGTAGGTGTAGGTGTATGTTACACCTACACCTACACCTACACGCGGGCGCAGGCACAAAAAACCCCCGCACGGCGCGCGCCGTGCGGGGGTGAGTGTAGGTGTAGGTTAGGCGCGGTGCGGCGGTATGCGATCGCGCAGTTCGTTCGCGTTGCATGCGTGGTAGTCGAGCCACGCCAGAACGTGCGCGTCCTGCTGCCCGACGGTGCGCATTGCCAGAACGTGGAATATCGCGTTGCGGATCTGCGAGTATGTCATGTGTGCGCTCCTATGTGTGAAAGCGCCCGTGTCGCATAATGCGACACGGGCTAGGTGTAGGTGTTACGCGAGCTTGGCGACGATGGCGGCAAGCATCGCCTTAAGCTCGCCGTTCTGTTTCTTCATCTCCATTGCGTCCAACAGATCGTCGGTCGCGGCTTGCGCCGCCGCTGCGGTAACGGGTGGCGTCGCGCTTGGCGTGGCGGCGGCGCGTGGTGCGACACGCGCTGGCACCAGTGGGTTCGCGGAGAGCGCCTTCGCATCACGCACTTTCGCGAACTTGCGCAACGCGTCGGCGTCGACGGCGGCAACCTGTGCGATCAGCGCCCGGAAACCGTCATCAGGGAAGTTTTCCAGGACGCCGAGAAGGATGCTGGCGGCTCGCTCAATCGCCTTGGCGTTGGCGACCGGGTTCGCCTTCGCGGTCGCAATGACGCGGGCTGCAAGCCCGTGCACGTCTCCCGTGAGCGCCATGTTGCGGACATCCGCATCCTTGTGCATGTACGCACCGAGAAGCCCGTTGTTGTTTTTCACCGCGTGTTCGCACTTTTTCCACGCGTCTTTCAGCGGCGTTGCGGCGTTCTCGGGGTCGGCTTTCGCAGCGGCGACCTCTGCGGCCCACAGGCTCTCGCAGGTCATGTACGCGCCCTTGACGTGCTCACGCACCATTGGGTGCATGACGCGCTTGCACTCGCCGGCGAACGTGTTGAGCGTGCGCACCTGCTCGGGCGTCATCTCGGCGTTGCGAGAAGCGGCATAGGCGGTTTTCGCCGCCTCTGCGCCAGCGTCGATATGCGCTTGCGTGTACTGCGCCTTATGCGAGATTTCGGCGAGGTTGATGTACATCCCCTTCCGCGTCGTAACATCGGTCTCGCTGGCCGCTCCGGTTGCGAGCTTGTTGTCCGCCGCGACCTTCGCGACCGCATCCTTCGCGTCGATGACGTGCGGGGCGCAGAGCACGATCGCATCGCGCACTGCCGCAATGGCCGTGCTCGGGATTGCCTGCAGGTCACCCGACTGTAACGCGACGGGCGCTGTGTCTGTGCTCGTGACGGGAACGATCGCTGCTTTGTTGTTCCGGTTTGCCATGGTGTTGGTCCGCTTTCGGTTGGTTGAGGGGCACGATGCCCATACATGGCGAAGCGGATTTTGCCCGGTTTCACTACCAGTAGTGGGATTGTTAGTCACCGTAGGTGACTAAAGTCATCGTGCGCTGGTGTAACATGGACGTGATGATGCGCGCATCATGCGAGGCCTCGGACCGGCCACCCCGGCCCGGCCTGGACGGGCCAGGGGGCCGGGCCGGCCCCGCCTCCCTAGTCGCGTAGATGAGAGTAACAAAAATTCTACTTCACTATTTTTGACACCTGCTAGCCTTCGAGGTGTCGGCGGGTGTAGGTGTCGGCGGGTGTAGGTGTCGGCGGGTGTAGGTGTCGGCGGGTGTAGGTGTCGGCGGATCGGCGGGTGAAGGGACCGGCGGGTCGACGGTCGTAGACGCGGCGGGTCGGCGGGTGTAGGGTGCTAGGCAGCGTCGGGTGACACGGTGATATCCTGCCGGCCGTAGCTCAGGCTCGGACATGGCCTCGCAAGCTCAGTCCTGCTTGGGAATTTTGTGGGGTGACAGGCAGGCCCCACCCCGGCGCGCACTAGCTCCCGAGGGCATCCCATGGGGCATCTACGCGCGGCTTGCCGGCACAAGCCCGGCGGGGGTATTATATACCCCCATGGCGACAGGCACGCACCACCCGGTAAACCGGGTCGATCAGATCCTCCAGGAGCGTAACCCCGTCCACGGGTCGTTCCGCGATAACGCCAACATCTCGCAGGACATCAAGCAGATCTACCGCGACTCGCCAAACTGGAAGCACCTTAGACCGGTGCACCAGGAGGCGCTCGAGATGATCGCCCTCAAGTTGTCCAGGATACTATCGGGCAACTCTGACGAGCCGGATCACTGGCTCGACATCGCCGGTTATGCGCAGCTGGCCGTCAACTGGACGCCCAGGATCGACGTTGAGGCCCCAAATCGGGCCGCTGAGGGGGGTAAAACCAATGGAGAGGGGTCGAGTAGCTGAAACCACCTCGCACGCACCAGCGGCCTCCGCAGCGGCCCGGGAGCGGGCGTCGATAGCCCGGGAGGTCGAGAAACCTTATTGCCAGCGACCCATCTCGGCCTGCGTCTGGGTCCGCGACTGGTACACCGGCGGGATGCGCCTCTCCCCCGATTTTTACCCGCCGCTTGTAAAATCCGGCAGCTAAGGGTAGAGTGGTCGAGTAACCGGCATGGTTACCGGCAAGACGGCGAGTGTCGATACAACCCCGTCCCGGGATGGAGTGGCCTAACTAGGTACTCTAGCTCCACCGCTCGCGATCCCGCTCGGATTGTCAAATCGGTCGATACCATTCTGACAAAACTGGCGCGCCCCGCCCCCCACTGATACCCGGGGCGCGCCAAACTTTTGTCACCAGTAGGTAGTAGCCACTGCCACCGCCACTACCAGTAGTGACACTATCACCGCGATCGACATGATCTGAACGCATGATAGGTCGTCGTCGGCGCGGCGTCGGTAATCCGTTGGGTTTCGCCATCTAGGCATGGTGTAATATCCTCTGTCACTTACTGGCAGGTGTGGAAGTCGATCTAGTTGTTCGGCGTGCTGCCGCCCAGGATGTAACCCGCGATCGCCGACAGCGCCGCTAGCGCGGCTTCGCCGCTGATCTTGTCCTGCAGGCATAGGAGGGCGATGGTCGGCACGATCAGGAACAGCACGATCCCGCGCTGGATTATCCTCGCCTCGATCATCTGGTTGACCGTCGCGTCGGCACCGGGGGCGTAGAAGATCGCACCGAATACCAGGAGGCCGGTCATCACCACCAGCACCGCCACTGCGACAAACGCGGCCCACAGCAGGCGGTCGTGATTAACCATTATTCTTCGACATCCATCGAACGAAGCATGTCCACTTTCATCGACTCGAGTATCCCGATGGTGCGCAGCCGGTCGAGCCGCACCCCCAGCTCGGCGGTGAACCAGTCGGTTTTCCCGGCATAAAACCCTGCGAGAAATATCGAAGAGAACTCGCCCGCCCTGGCGCGCGCGAGGAGGTCTTCCAGGCGCTCGACGATGTCGTCCGCTTGCGGGGTGTTGACCACCTTGATCATATGGTGCTCCATATGCGGGCAGCGCCGCTGTGACGGACGGCGCTGCCCTGACCGAGACGATCCTTTGAGGGAGGACCGAGATGGCTGCTAAGATACTGCCCGACCGCGAGCTGGTTTGCCAGCTGCTCGATTACGATCCCACTACCGGTAGTCTTACCTGGAAGTCTCGGCCGCGTGAGATGTTCCGCCGCGAGGTGGACTGGCTCGGGTGGAACGTCAAATATGCGGGTCGGACGGCAGGCCGTGTTCAAGTGCGGGGTAGTGTTTCGGTTAACTTGGGGGGTGCTAAGTTTCTGGCACACCGCCTTGTCTGGTTGATCGCTTACGGTGAACCGGTGCCGGATCAACTCGATCATAGAGATATGGACCCTACGAATAACCGGCTCGATAACCTCCGCCCCGCGACAGATGTCCAGAACCAAGCTAACCGCCGCGCACATAGGGACAGCGCGACGGGCGTGAAGGGGGTACGGCGATCTGGCACGCCCGGTAAGTTCGATGTTTGGATTTACCGGGGGAAGCCAATATACCTGGGCACATACAGCTCGATTGAGGACGCCGCAGAGGCTTACCGCAAGGCCGCGATCCGGCTGCACGGGGAGTTTGCCCGCTGGGTCTAGGTCCATCCCGCAGCACTCGGAGTATTAGCGTAAGAAGTTTCGGGACTGTAATACCGACGTTCGCGCGCCATTACTCTACCAGTGTAGTTGCTTGAAGTACCAAGGCAGAAATACTGTAAAGCATCGGCAATATCCGACCAAGGATGACTCTTGTCTGGAAGATCGTCTAATACTCCATCGCGTTTTCTTCTATAACGATACTGATTACCGAGTGCTCTAATCAGTGTAGGGCAACCCTGGCGACTAATCTGTAAGGCGGGCTGACCCATAACTGTTTGTCGTAGAAACTTTTCAACTGCTAGTAAGCGCATGTCTATTACGTTAGTACTTGCCGGATACGCGAGAAACCCTTCATCGTGTAGTATATCGAACGGCGTTTCTTCGCGTGTCTGCGAGCGTTGACGACCCGCCGGGTCGCCGACGATAAACACCCGCCGTCCTGCGAACGGCGGCCCTGACAACACAGGTTTCATGTGCTCCTGTATCATCTGGGTGAGGCCCATCCCTTCGGTGACGATCTCCTTCATTATGATGGCGCGCCCGAAATTGTCGTGCTGGCCGATAACCGCGCATGGTGTCCGGCCAAAATCCAACCCGACCATCACCGGTCGATTTGGGTTCACCACCACCGACATGTCCTTGACATGGGTCGCGGCGTCGAAAGTTTTCCTGAAGACAGCGTGACCCGCGTTCGAGCTACCCCACTGTGACTCGACGTGTACCGACGCCCAGTCGACATCCTTGTCGCCCATTAAATCTTCGTAGTATCCGTCGGGGAGATTGTGGACGTTTTCCGCGCCGGGGCCGATCCCGCTCGGCTGATGGTATAAGGCCCATGATTTGTGAGGGTTGAGTACCATTCGATCGTGATAAGGGCTGTCGACATCCCAAGGATTGGTATCCGCCACAACCCCGTGCCACGTAGCACCGCCCAGAGCGCGAGAAGGGTAGCGACCGCACCGCCCGAGTAGATGACGCATAATATCAAACGGAACTTCCCGCAGCTCATTGACCCACGCCCCGGTCAGCTGCAGTGACAGCAGCCTGCGGACATCCTCTTTTGAGTCCAGCGGCAAAAGCATCCAGTCGGAGTGCACGCTCGTACCATCGGGCAAGTTGAGCCTTACTTGTAATGTGCTGTCGGTCACGTAGTAGTGCACGCATTCGCCGAGATACTGCACAGCGTCCGCAAGAACAGTTTGACGTAGTTGTTGTAAAGTATTCCTGATCAGCGCCCATCGAGTGTACCTCACGCCGTTATGGGGAGTTTGCTCGCAGCTCCTGCGCAGCAGCTCCATCACGCAACCCATGGTCTTGCCACTACCTAATGGACCGACTAGCACCCTGATACGGTGCTCGTTGTCGAGCATAAAATCCTGAATGGTTGGCGGCGGCTGGTAAAACATCAGACTTCTTCCTCGGGGTAGTCCTCCTCACTACCAGTAGTGGGAGACATAAGCCTGCCGACAAGCGCCCGTTCATCGGTCGATAGATGCTCGGCCAGCGAGCCGGGCGGCGGCGGGATTTCGCTGGCGTCGAGCACCGTCGTGCCGGAGATAACCTCCTGACGCCCACCGGCAAAATTTATCGTCAGGTTAAACGCGGTTCCAGTCTGCCTACTTTCATTTCCCCGTATGGCCGCCGGCGCGCCGTCGAGGCCGGCTCCTCGTTGAAGCTGCCTGAAACCGTCGATCCGCGCGCCTACAGGGGTGAGAGGATCTCGCACGACGTGGGCGATCGGGACGATCAACTCCTCGGTCGCCCGCTGGAACTTCGCCCGCACCCTAGTCTCAGTTCCCTCTGCCGAATTAAACAACGCCTTGATTTTGCGGGCTTCCTCGACCAGCATCGGGTGCTGCCGCAGGTAATTTCTTAACTCGTTCTTGTCTTTTAGCCCGTACCGCCGGGCGATCTCGTCGGGCTGGTGCATCCCCGTGGCGAGATCGTACTGTAACCGCTGGATAAGCGCGTCGTCGTGATAAGGATTTTGGTCGAGGACCATCGGCAAAGCCACTTCAGACCTCGCTACTATTGCTAACGTCAAACTTAAAGGTATAAATAGCCTGGATTTTGCGGGGGTGTACAGTTTGGCGAACGCCCTGCCTATTCCCGGGCCAAGGTATTCGACGCCCACTACCGGTAGTGGGCCGAACATTATCCCGCTCTCTCGTGAGAGCGGTCCTGGGTTTTTACGTGTTGTCAGCCCCGCCGAGCTGGACCAAAGAACAGCCGAGGAGAACGCGCGCCAGCGCGGTCCTGTCCAGCAAACCCCCGACGATCTGGGCCATTACATTCGCACACGGTGGGATGCGATGCGCAACCACCGCAATCAGAATAGGAACCCTCTGAACGAAAGGTTGCTACGAGCACAACGTATGTTCGAGGGCCAGTACGACCCGTCTAAGCTGGCCGAGATCAGAAAATTCGGCGGGAGTGAAGTTTATTCAAGAATAGTCGCAGTCAAATGCCGGGGGGCCACCAGTTTACTTCGGGATGTTTACTTGGGTGCCGAGCGCCCGTGGTCGATCGACCCGCAGCCTGACCCGCCGGTGCCGCCCGAGATCATGGCTTCGATTGCTCAGCTTATTTCTTCAGAGGCAGGGGAGGCCCATGCCCAGGTGGGCCAGCCGCCGCAGCCGATCGACGTGCATGCAAGATTTGTTTCGATGGTCCGCCAAGCCCAGCAGGCCGCCAAACGTACAGCCGACCTGCAGGCCGAGGCGGCGTCCAACAAGGTCGAGGACATTCTCGAGGCCGGTAACTTCTACGACGCGTTGGCCGAGTTCCTAGTCGATCTGGCGCTGTTTCCCTTCGCCGTGCTGAAGGGGCCGGTGGTGCGTATGGTTTCCAAGCTGACCTGGGTCAACCGTCAGCCGCAGATGGATATTGTACCGCAGCTGTTTTGGGAACGGGTCGATCCCTTTAACTTTTACTGGGGTCCTGGCGCTACTAGCGTCGAGAACTCCGAGCTGATCGAGCGCAAAAAATTATCCCGCAAGGACCTCAACGACGTATTAGGCCTTCCGGGATACAACGACGCGGCGGTTCGGGCGGCGCTGGAGGATTATGCACACGGGCTGCGCGACTGGATGGACGCGCCCGACACCGAGGCCGCGCTCAACGCCGGCCGGGAAGCCCCCCAGCAAAACAGGTCAAACCTGATCGACGCGATCGAGTACCACGGGTACATACAAGGAACCACCCTGCTCGACGAGGGTGTCGATGAAAGCCAGATCCCCGATCCCGACAGGGATTACTTGGTGCAGTCTTGGGTCGTTGGCCGTCACACTATTAAGACCCAGATCACCCCTTCCCCGCGCCGCCGGCATCCTTACTACGTCACCAGCTTCGAGAAAGTCCCCGGCAACATCGCCGGGCACGGGCTGCCGGATATTCTGGAAGACATCCAGGAAGTTGCGAACGCCACCTTGCGCGCCCTCGTCAATAACATGTCGATCGCCAGCGGGCCGCAGGTGGTGATCAACACTGAACTACTAGATCCCACCAACAACGAGGATCAGTTATATCCCTGGAAACGCTGGAAAGTTAACTCCGATCCGCTGGGTTCCACCCAGCAGCCGATTACCTTTTTCCAGCCGCAGTCCAACGCTCAGGAACTCATCACGATCTACCAGAGCATGAACGCGATGGGCGACGATACCTCGGCGATACCGAGGTACACCACCGGCGAGGCGGTCTCCGGCGGCGCAGGACGCACGGCCTCGGGGCTATCTATGTTGATGGGCAACGCTCAGAAAGTCCTGCAGACCGTCGCGGCCAACGTCGATGTCGACGTGATGCACGGTGTCCTGCAATCTTTGTATGACATGATCATGTTGACCGATCAGTCTGGCCTCCTGTCGGGGGATGAACAAATCAAAGTAAACGGTGTGGTCGTAGCCCTCCAGAAAGAAACCGAGAACCAGAAACAACTCCAGTTTTTACAAATAACCGCTAACCCGATGGATATGGGCATCGTCGGGATGACTGGTCGCGGTCGAGTATTGCGCGCGCTCGCCAGTGGGCTGGGGATGCCCGACGACATCGTGCCCGACGACGATACGCTTCAACAGAAAGAACAGGCGCAAAATCAACAACAGCAGACCGCGAACATGGCCCAGATGGCGGTAGCCGCTAGTAAAGCCGTGGGCCAGGGGCCGGTCGGCGCGGCGCTAGGTGTCGGCGGTCAAGGAGGTCCCCCCGGACCGCCGTCAGGCCCCGGCGGACCGCCGCCCGGCGGTCCCGCAGGACCTCCGCCGGGACCACCACCAGGGCCGCCACCATTGCCGGGCGCTAGGCTGGCCCCCGACGGATTTCATTACATACCTGACCCACGTCCTGGTAGACAGGGCAAATATCTTCAAGTGCGATGACGATGAAACGCGCGCCTAATAAAACAGATCTAACCGCCGAACGGGCGCATAGTTTGTTTCGTTATGATCCGGTTACTGGAGATTTGTTTCAGCGTGCTCGCGCTCACGTTGTTGAGGGCGCTAGGGTCGGGCACACGGTCAAGGTAGGGTATGTAATAGTAAGTGTGTACCCGCGCAAATACATCGCACATCGCATTATCTGGCTGATGATGACCGACGAATGGCCGGAAGCAGAGGTTGATCACATTAACGGCAATAAGGCCGATAACCGGTGGGATAATTTACGCCTTGCGACCCATGGTCAGAACAAAGCCAATGCCGGCGCGATGCACCGGGGTCTAAAGGGCGCGTATAAGGTAAAAAATCGATGGCGATCGGTCATCAGGGCCGACGGCTATACCCAGCACCTGGGCTATTTCGATAGCGAGCAGGACGCGCATCTTGCGTATGTCGAAGCCGCGAAGGCGGTCTTTGGCGATTTTGCCAACGCAGGAGCTGCCTGATGGCCCAGGCGCACCAGAAATTCGGCGGCGTGATCGGCGACACTGCGTGGCAGATCATGCAGGGCGCGCTGAATACCGCCAAGATCCCGATGAAATACCTCACCGGCGAGCGTCAGCCGGGGGATTACGAGCAGGCGACGCGGGACGCGCTCGAGGTGGTGCCCTATGCAATGGGCGGCGGCGTCGGAGCGCCGCGCGGCGCGCTGGGTTCGGGTCCGGTACGTCCCGCCATTACCGCGCCGACTAATCTCGGGCGCGGTTATGCGGTCATCCCGCCTAGCGCACCCGGCGGGCAGTGGCTGCTGCGCGACCCTAAAGGCGACCTCTCGTGGCACTCGTCGCAGGACGCGGCGGTGGCGCGCGTGCCCGGTGCGCAGATACCCGCACCGGCGGCCCCACCACCGGGCGCACCGCCTCCGATACTAAGTTCCGGCGGTGCGTTGTCGAGTAGAGGCCCCGACATTCGCATCCCCGACCCCATCAGGACCTATCACGGGTCGCCGCATGACTTCGCGCCCGAGCCGGGTGCGCCGCACGGGCGGTTCGACATCAATAAAATTGGTTCCGGCGAGGGTAATCAGGTCTTTTCGCGCGGCCTCTACACGGCGGAAGCGGAAGGCGTCGGCAAGACTTACCGCGACATGACGACCCCCGCCGTGCCGCCGGGGCATCCGCAGTATTCGTATATCCTGGCTAAGAACGCGCTCAACAAGGCGATCGACGACGGCCTCACCGGAGCGGCGGCGAAGCGGGCGGCGTTAAAGGATCTGCGCATCAGGGCCGACAGGTATCCCGGCGATGCCGTGTCGCAGTCCCTGCGCGAGCCGATGGATTACGCCATTAAGAATTTCGACGAGTTGGTTAAACCTCAAGGCAAGATGTACGAGGTGAACCTTCACGCAAAACCCGATGACTACCTGCACTGGGATCGATCTCTTAGCGATCAGCCGCAGCTAAAAGACAAACTACAAAGCGTTATCGACAAGCTCGACCCGAACGCGTCGGCTGCGTACATGCTAAAGCGCCCGGGCAGCAGTGGAGAGACCGTCTACACTGCGTTGTCGCACGAACTTGGCGGCGACGCTGCCGCGTCGCAGGCGCTGAACGACGCCGGCATCCCCGGGGTCAGGTATCTCGACCAGGGCAGCCGCACCGGCGGTCTCGATGTCCCGGGCGCGACTCATAACTATGTCAGTTTCGACCCGAGATATATGGAGATCGTCCGTAAATACGGCATGGCCGGGCTGATCGCCGGCGGCGGCGGGGCGGTTGCCGCCACTACCGGTAGTGGCGAGGCCAAGGCGGCTCCCATGGCCGCGCCCGGCGGGCGGTTCGGTGTGGTCCCTGGGGCAGCGGCACCACAACAAAATCCTAACACCCAACAGGTAATGTTCGGCGGCGAGCAGGCTGCGGCGCGGCTTGGCACTTCCGCCGAGACGCCTGCCTGGGTAAAATCCGCCGCCCCTCCCGCCAGCGGGCCGGGCATGCCGGTCGAAGCGGCTAAAGATCTCGCCGACAAGGGTGTCTCGGGCCGGGATGTTTTCTATCAAACCGGCTGGTTTCGCGGCGCGGACGGTACGTGGCAGTGGGTGCTGCCCGACGCACAGGCAAAACTCAACACTGGTCAGTTCGACACATCCCCGGCGACCCCGGCGGAAGTCATCATCAAGCCTTATACGAGCGCGTCGGGTCAGCAACGCCCGGGCTATACGCGCCCGGCCAAGCCGGAAACTCTGACCCTTAAACCGTCGGCGGAAACCCGCACGCTGCCGGATGTGCTCGATCACCCCGAGCTGTACAACGCCTACCCCGAACTGCGCACCGCGACGGTCGAGCGGTTGCCGCCTGATAAGGATGGTGGCGGGTTGATCGCCGCTTACGACAGGACCGACAACAAGGTCATGCTGTCAGCTAACCGCAGCGAGCCGGAAATAGTCTCGACTCTGTTGCACGAGATGCAGCACGGGGTGCAGAAATTCGAGGGGATGGCCCCCGGCGGTTCCGATAGCATGTTCTTGCCGGTGGGTTATTACGACCGGCTCGACGCCGCCCGTGAAGGCATAAAACAGGCGCGTGACGCGGCGGCTAAAATAATCGACCCGGATACTGCCGACTCTTTGACAAATTTACTTATAGAGAAGTGGGTTCATAATGACAATACTCCGGCGAATAATGAAGCGATTGATTGGTATAAGCGTAAGTTACCGTCTAAGGACTATAATGCACTGATAGAAGCCGTATCGGCCATGTATCCGGTTGAGCTGGATAAGGACCGGGCCTATACCAAATATCAAAACCTTGTCGGCGAGACTCAGTCGCGTAAGGTCCAGACCGAGTACGAGACCGGGAATTACGATCAGTACCCGCCGGACATGCCCAACTTTGCGCCGCCCGAGCAGCAGATAATTCGCCAACGCGGTAAGTACGGCATCGATCTCACCCCCGGCAGGCAGTACCAGGAAGTCGATCACGATCCGTTCAGCACCCCGGCTGAGGCCGGGTCGCCGATGACCTTGACCCCGGTAGAAGGCGACCCGCACGACCCGAGCCGGTATGCCCCGGTCGAGCACGACCCTTTCGCGATGCCGGACAGCTCGAGTTACCAGCTTCCCGCCCAACAGCAGATGCCACTACCGGTAGTGCCGGCCCAGCCGATTGCTGCCTTAGCTCCGTCCGGCCCCGACTCCGGCGACGCTAACCTAAAGTGGTCATGGGGCAACGAGTACGCCGCGCCGGCACCCAACAACCCGGCCGAGCCGCAGAATATCGCGCTTAATATCATGCAGCCCCAGGATTACCCCAACTACGCACAGGCTTATTAAAGGAGAACCAGGATGATCGGCGAAACCAAGGAGATCTCGAACAAGTCGACGCCGGCGGTCAGCGGCGGGTCGTCGGGCGACTCGCGCGGGGGGAGTTCACGCTCGTACCCCAAGGGTAAATCCACACCCGGCGACTCCCAGGCCGCGCCGTTCAACCCGCAAAAAATCGCCGCGACCTCTAAATACACCGGCGGGGTAGGTGCCTGATGGTCGCGTTCTCCGCGCCAAAAGCCCCCACCGCCCTGGGTGGTGGGGGTAGGATCGCCGGGATGCCGACGGCGTTGGAGCACGCCGCCGCCCCCCGGCAGGCCCCGTCATATGTCGGCGGTGCCGCGCCCCCCAGTTCGCCCAAACCCGGGTTGATGGGCGTGTTCGGCCCGCCCGCCGACCCGCAGCGGTTTGGTCCGCGCAAGTCGATCAGGACCCAGGATCTGGGGAGTGTTGTCGGCCGGCGCGGATCGGGTATCGCGGCAGTGGCCGGCGGCGACCAGGATCTTCACTCGGTCCAACGCTACGGCAAGAAGGCCCCGGGTGGCGGCGGCGTAGGCGGTCTTGGCGGTGGTGGCGTGGGGCCGGGGGGTTTATTTTAGAATGGCTCTAAACCTCGGCCCGGCGGCATACGACGCCATCTCCAATATGAAAAACACCGCCGACTGGCGGCGCTTCGTCGACGCGCTGCGCGAGCAGATGAACGTCTTTATGCACCGCGCCATCGAGGTCCCGCACGACGAGCGCGCGGACGCCACGGGTTACGCTCGGGGCATCCGCGACATCGTCGCCCATATCGAGCTAGTCGAGAACCCGGTTCCCGGCAACAGGAACCCCAAGCCCAGCGTGAAAACCCATGGCTGAAGATCCCAGCACCAACACTAATTTCATCCCCGAGCAGATCCGCCGGCAGGCGGCGCGCGCGGAAGAGTTACAACGTGAACTGGCGGCGGAGCGTGGGGACGAGACTTTGCCGCTGGAGGAGGGGTCGCAGCAGGGTGATGATCCCACTACGGGTAGTGGAGGAGGTCCTCCCCTCTCCGAGACCCGTGTGGAGGAGCGTGCTGCGGCCCCTCCGGTCGATACCCGCACGGCTCGCCACACGACAGACTGGGAACAGCGTTACCGCACCCTGCAGGGTAAGTACGACGCCGAGACTTCGGGGCTGCGCGCCCAGGTCGCCAGCATGGAGCGTCTCTTGGCGACCATGCAGGCCCCCGCGCCGCAGTCTCAGGTGCCGCAGGCCCCGTCTAGTGGGCCTGCGGCGACCTTTAACCAGGAGGACATCGACCTCTACGGCGAGGATTTTCTCCAGGCCGCCGCCCGCGCCGCCGCTGCCAGATACGAGCCGATGATCGCCCGGCTCGAGAACACCATCCAACGCCTCGAGGGCGGGCAGCAGAACATCTCGGCGATGCAGATCCGCGATCAGGTGTTCGAGGCGCTCGACAAAGATCCCGAGCTTGACGGCTGGCGCGAGATCAACACTAATCCTGAGTTTATCAACTGGCTGCAGGGGCAGGACGAATACGCTGGGGTGCCTCGCAATCAAATGCTCCAGCACGCCTACTCGAACGGCGACGCCATACGGACGGGCAGGTTCTTTAAGAAGTATATGGCAGAGCATACCGTGCCACAGACCTATGCGGCACCTCAGACTGGTCGCACGCCGCGCCCAAACTCCAACGGAAACGGGCGTGCGGTTGCAGCGAGGACTCGCTTAGAGGATCTGGTGGTTCCTGGCCGGGCCGCAGGCGGTTCGGGCGGATCGGACGGCGCTCCTACACCGCGTTTCTGGTCACGACCCGAAATCTCACGCTTCTACCGGGACCGCACCGAGGGACGGTACAAAGGTCGCGAGCAAGAGGGTGAAGCCCTCGAGCGCGACATCCTCGCAGCAGCCTCGGAGGGGCGTGTCCTGGCATAGGAAAGGACAGCTCAGATGGCTATTGCACAAGGTACGCCTTATACCGGCGTCGCCGCTAACCCTGCCTATTCCGGCGCACCCGCCGGCGGTGTGTTCATCCCCGAAATCTGGTCCGGGAAACTCATCGAGAAGTTCTACGCCGCCACTGTTCTTGCCGCGATCTCGAACACCGATTACGAGGGCGAGATCAAGAACATGGGCGACAAGGTCAAAATTAGAACAAAGCCCACCATCCAGATCCGCGACTACACGATCGACCAGCAGCTCACGGTCGACCGCCCGTCCAGCACGTCGGTGGAGCTGACCATCGACTACGCGAAGTACTTTAATCTGGTGCTCGACGACATCATGGAGCGCCAGTCGGACATGAATTTGATGTCCATGTGGGCTGACGATGCCGCCGAGCAGATGAAGATCGTCATCGATACAGCGGTTCTCTCGGGCATCGACGCCGGCGTGGATGTCAAGAACAAGGGCGCGACGGCGGGGAAGATCTCGTCCAACATCAACCTTGGCGTGACCGGCACCCCGGTGATCCCTACGACCACCGACATCATCAATCACATCGTCGACATGGGCCAGTGCCTGGACGAGCAGAACATCCCGGAGACCGGCAGATGGCTGATCATCCCACCCTGGCTCGGCAGCATGATCAAGAAGTCCTCGCTGTCCAACGCGTCGATCTCGGGCGACGGGGTGTCGCTGCAGAGGAACGGGCGCTTAGGGATGATCGACCGGTTCACCCTCTACTCGTCAAACCTGCTCCCCACCGTGGTCGACGGGACGCACACCGCCACAAGGGTCTTCGCGGGTTTTGACGCCGGCCTCACCTTTGCCTCGCAGATCTCACAGATGGAGACCCTCAGGTCAGAGTCGACCTTCGGTACACTATTACGCGGACTACAGGTCTACGGCTACAAAGTAATTGACGGGACCTGTTTGGTAGAGTTGTACTGCGCCCCGAGTTAATTACTTATGGTATACTCGGCGGAACTTTCCGAACTTCGTAATCGCCGCAGCGTTATACGCTGCGGCGGCTTCTTCCTTTGTGGCGAAGTAGCCGAGATATTGCCCGCTTATGGATGCTTGGTCAGCTCGTCGCGACTCACACTACCGGTAGTGGAGGGTAAATGCCAATAGCGAGCCGGACGGTCAGTCAGCTGATTGCCGAGGCGCGGACGATACTCAACGATACGATCCCCATTTCGGGGTCGTCGCGCTATGCCGACGACGATCTGTTGGCGGCGCTCAACGAGGCGATACTGCAGGTCCGCGCCAAGCGGCCGGATGCCTTTCTGGCTTACGGGTTGCGTAAGACGGTCCCGGCCTACGCGTTGCCGCGCGACGCCGACTTGGTGTTCGACTTCGACGATATGTTTTATTCGCCCTTGCTGTTTTACGTGGTCGGCCGGTCGGAGCTGATCGAGGACACCTTCTCGGATGATGGCCGGGCGGTGACCCTGATGACTAAGTTTACCTCCCAGCTGCTGCGGGTGCAGTCGTGAGCGGCTCGTTTAATTCATCTACCCCGATCTGTGAACTGCCGGGGTACATGACCGATGCGCCGGGCGTCGATCGTTTATTTGACAACCTTTTGGCATTGGTGCCCGGTCTGGTCGTCGACGTGGCGAACATGGTGTGCTGGAACACCATCGAAGATTTTTACGTAAAATCCACCTACCGCCGCGAGCACATCTACTGGCGGATGGACCCTGGCGTCGTCACTCTCAATTTCGATCCTTACGACCAGGACTGGCGGGTTTGCCGGTTTCTGGCGCTTAAGGGCTTCAATATTAAGTTCGAGCCGCCGGGGCGCATTCGTGACCTGACCTCCCCGCCGCCGGACAATACCCGCAACGGCGAGGTGCTGATCGCGCTTAAACCCCGCAGCATCAACACCGTGCTGCCTTACGATGTGTGGACGACCTACTGGGAAACACTGCTTCACGGTGCGCTGTATCGGCTCTACCTGCAGCCGGGCAAGCCGTACTCGGACCTCAAGGCGATGGAGATCTCGGCTAAGCTCTATCGCTCGGGGATTGCCTCGGCGCGCGCCGACATCCAGGTCGGGCATTTGCGCGACGGCGCTCAGTGGTCGTTCCCTTATTTCGCCACGGGAGGGCACGCCGATGGACGGTGGTAGCGGCGGAGATTATTTCTTCAGTGTGATGTCCTATACGGTTCAGCCGTTTGGGCCGATCACCAAGGAGAACCTTGATGTTACGTTGCTGATTTTCGACTTCAGCTGCTGGCTCAACGCAGGTGAGACGATCGGCAGTATAGCGCAGCCGGCCATTAAACTTGAGGGTGCGGTGCCGGTCCCACCCTGGCAGAACGATTACCCGCTCGACGATACCAGTGTCACTAAGCCGCCCGCTGACACCTACCCACTGATGATCCAGTCGGCGGCGATTACGACGACCGCGACCCAGGTGCAGGTGCGGGTGTCCGCAGGAACACCCGGTCTTAACTATGTCGTTAGCGTGGTGGCTACATCTTCGGAGCCGACGCAGCCCCGGCGCAAACAGGTTGACTGCTTGGTTACCATTGAGGTGCCGCTCAACCCTGATATGGTCTCGGCCTCGGCTCCCGACATCACGGCAGTGTCGCCGATCATCGTCAATGGCAGCCAGACTTTGCCGTTGGGTTTCAGTGGGCGTGTCTACGTCGAGAATACGTCGGGTGCGCCGATAACGGTGACTTTGCCGATTACGCCGACTGTCTTGCAGCGGGTTGCTCCGGTCGACATCAACGGCAACGCTACGACTTACCCGATCACTTACGCCGCTGCATCGGGTGATTTGATCTACGGCAGTTCGACTTTTATCTCCGATATTAACTTCGACGACCTAATCTTTGAGTGGGTTGGCGCGCACTGGATTGTCCTGGCTTCCCGTTACGCCTTTATCGGGTGAGGAAAAGATGGGCCATAGATACCCTTACGCGGGGGGCGACCGGTTGGTTTCCGGGTTCTTTGACAGTGCATACGAATTGTCCGGCGGACTGACGCCACCCAATGGCACGCAAGGCGGGGCCGGGCAGTTCAAGCAGTGGATGGACAACAGCACCGTTCCGCCGACCCTGCGTATCTGCACGGTAGGCCGGGCAACCGCTGGGGTTTATGTCGCTAGCGAGTGGGCGACGATGGGGACGCTCGACCTTGCGAGTCGGTCGTTTAACATCCAGGCTGGTAGTATTACGACGGGTGACATTAGCGGACATACGTTTACCGCCAGTGGCGGAATGAATATTAATGCCGGTGGTTTGACCGTTACCGGTGGAATTACTGTTCCGACTGGTAATCTTAATGTCGTAAACGACATAAGTGGACATACGTTTACCGCCAGTGGCGGAATGAATATTACTGCCGGTGGTTTGACCGTTACCGGTGGAATTACTGTTCCGACTGGTAATCTTAATGTCTCACAAGATATTAGCGGGCATACGTTCATCGCCACTGGCGGAATGAATATTACTGCCGGTGGTCTGACCGTTACCGGTGGAATTTCTTCCACAAACGACATAAGCGGGCACACCATAACTGCTAGCGGCGGAATGAATATTACTGCCGGTGGTCTGAATGTTGTTAGCGGCGGCGCGACGATTAACGGCAATCTTAATATGCCAAACGATATTTTTTGCCACGGACTTACTGCCGCTGCAGGTATCGCGGTTACCGCTGGAGGTATCGCGGTTACCGCTGGTGGTGCTAATATTACTGGTGGTCTGTTTGTCACCGGCGGTCATCTTATTGTCGCTGCTCCTAACCAATTAGGTGTTGGCGGTAATTTGACTGTTAATGGACCATCTACTTTTACTCAGCCTGTAACGTTCCAAGGACGTGTTTTTGTCACAGCTGACTTTCTTAGCTGTGTAGGTCTTGTTGCTTCCGGCGATGTTGATTGTGCTACTGTTTTTCGTAATAACACTAGACAAGGCGCACGCATCGAGTGCTTTGGCGGCGACTGGAACTCTATGACATTTGCTATAAACTCTGGGTATTTTGTCGTTAGCCCTGACTCTGGCGCTTCCGGGTTTACCTTTGGCCCTGGCTCTGGCTTCTCCGACGCGCGGCTTAAAGACAATATCCGGGATACCGAGGTCGATGCCCTCGCCTTGATATGCGCGACTCCGGTGCGCGCGTTCGAGTGGAACGAGGCGGGGCGGAAACTCATGCCCGACGCCGCTCCAACGGTAGCGTGCGGCGTCGTCGCTCAAGAGCTTGAGGAAACCATCCCAACCGGGGTAGGCGTCGCGACTCTTATTGGCGACACAAAGTTTATCAACGATCAGCAGCTTACCCCTTACCTCATGCGTGCGATCCAGCAGATTGCGGCACGCCTTGATACTCTCGAAGGAGCATGACCATGCACGGACAGATTGGTGGGCCGTACTACAAGGGTGGCGGGTCGAAGACGACCGATAGCGGGGTCGACAACACGGTGAATAACTCGGGCGGGACGCCGGGGCACAGCGTGACCCAGCGGCCTATTCCGGGACCTCAGTCTACCGGTGGGCCGGCCTCGCTCAGAAAGGCCCTGGCTAAGAAGAGCGGGTCGAGCGTCAATCCTCCCGGCACCGGTGGCCCGAACAAGAACACCACCGCAGCCGGTAGCGTCTAAGGAGAACCACCATGGCAGCCTATCAACACGCGTCGGACTTTATCCCCGATCACCCGCCGTTCTCAGGGGTGATCATGGGCGGCAAGTGGGTTCCCGTCGCCGCCGATAACGAGGACTGGCAGGCTTACCTAGAGTGGGCGGCGGCTGACCCGGCGAACGTGCCGGACCCGTGGCTGCCCTTGTCGCAAGGTGGGATTGCGATCGTCCTTGAGGAAGGGCAGGTCGCCGTCGGGGTGATGCTCGATAGTCTGCCGGAGGACCAGGGTGGTAATCCAGAACCGGGACTGCGGCCTAAGAACGTCGATGTGCCGGCGGTGATGGTCAATGAGGCAGTCGCCGCGTCAGCCAATGTCGGGGATGTGCTCAGCTGCACGATGGGTAACTGGGAGAACGAGCCTAAGCTTTATTCGAGCGTTTGGATGAGCGACGGCGAAACCGAGATCGAGGCCGGGACTTTTTACACGGTCCAGCCCGGCGACGCCGGTCACAGCTTGACCAGTGTCGTGACCGCGACCAACGACTTTGGCGCGACCGAAGCACCGCCGTCGAACGCGGTCGCCGTCGCCGCTGCGGCGGTCGCGGCTGCATCCGAGGCCGCGCCGGCGCGATCGGTGCCGCGCCATGTGGAGCCGGAGCCGGAGCCTGAGCACGAGAACCATCGTCGCGGTCGCCACCGGGAGTAGTCCTGCATGGTAGCCTGGGCGATCAGCTCGATGGGGGGCACCATTCCCCGCACCGACAACCGTCTCGTCGCCGACAACATGGGGACGCAGGTGCTCAACTGCGACCTTACCGGGGGGCAGCTCCAGGGGCTGCCCCAGGCGAATTTTCTGATCGACCTGTCCGCCTCACTACCGGTAGTGGAACGGGCGTTTCGTTTCCCGGCGGACAATATCGGGGCCGAGGCGTGGCTGCCGCTGCCTTCGAGATACTCCAGTGTGGTCAAATCGCCTTTGGCGAACGACGATAAGCACCGGGTGTACTGGACAAACCCGGGCGATCAACACCCGTGGTTCACCACCCATGCCGATGTGCTGGCAAGTAAACCACCTTATAATCTGGGGATAGTCCAGCCGACGACCGCGCCGACGATAGTGAGTGTTACGGGCGGCACGCCGCCGCCCGGGGCCGAGGCCATCGACCGGTCTTACCTCTATACCTACGTCAATACGTTTGGTGAGGAGAGCGCGCCGTCGCCTGCCAGCAACGATATGTCCGGCCCGCCTGACGCAACCTGGACGGTGACGGGGTTCCCCACTGCAACACCGGCTAATCCGTCGGGTGTCAACTACCCGCCGATCGCTAAGTACAACATCTACCGGACGATCACCGGGGCGACGACCGGGGCGCAGTTCTACTTTGTTGGAGCCGTTGGCCTGCCGCAGGGCAGCGGCACGTATGTCGATACCCACCCGGACAGCGAGATATCCCTTAATGAGATCCTCGAGTCCACCAACTGGGACAACCCGCCCGACTATCTTGACGGGCTAGAGGCTATGCCGGGCGGGTTCCTGGTGGGGTTTACCAACAACACTGTGCATTTTAGCGAACCCAACCGCCCGCATACGTGGCCGCAGGTCTACGATCAGAGCGCGCACTATAACATCGTCGCGCTGGCGGTGTGGCAGCAGTATTTGATGGTGATGACCGGTGGTTATCCTTCGGCCGGGTCGGGCAACATGCCCTCTAATATCGTCATCACTCAGACCCAAGTGGCTGCTCCGTGTATCGCTCGAGGCTCGATCGTTGTCGACATGTCGGGGGTGTTCTATTCGACCCAGAACGGGTTGATCCAGTTTACCGGTTACGGCATGCAGAACGTGACCGAGTCGATTATTTCCAAGACGCAATGGATGAATAAGTATCAGGGTGCGCATCTTATGTCGGCGCGCCACCGCTCGCAATATATGGCGGTCAACGGAACTAATTACGGGTTTATCATCGACTACGCCGAGGCAAGATTAGGGGTCGGGGACCTGACCACGGTTGCCGGCGTGGTGTGCATCTGGAACGACGAGGTCACCGGCGACACGCTGATGTGCGCCGGGGGAAAGATCTACGAGTGGGACCCGCCGAGCGCGCTCTCGCAGATATATCGCTGGCGCTCGAAACAGTTCTTTACGCCGACGCCGCTCAGTCTTGGCGCGTGTCAGGTCGAGAGCGACCTTGGTATTCTTACCGCGCCGCCGGGCGGGAGTATCCCTCTGGACAACGGCGATGCGACGGTCTCACTACCGGTAGGGGTCAACGCCCAGTTCAAATATTACGCGGGGCCAAAGCTCCAGCTGATCATGACCCGTAACCTGACCGAGCAGATGGAGATTTTCCGCCTGCCCAATGGTTTTAAGGCGTTCGATCATCAGGTTGAGATCATCGCCCGGGTGCCTGTTGCCTCGATCCAGGTGGCGACCGTGCTCGAAGAATTGAAGACTGTCTGATGGCACGGGGTATCAATCCGGCGCTCGGCACGTCGACTTTTCGGCTTACCAGCACGCATCCCGGCAGTAACCCGTTTACCCCGCCGGTCCCAGCGCCTACCACCGACGTTAATAACTTGCGTGCTTGCGTCGAGGCGCTCAAGGCCGGTGTTGAGAGCCTGAGCGGGCAGCGCGGCGACGCGGCGAACCGGGCTGTGACGTTTCGCGATATGATTAACTACGGGATACTCGATCCTAGCGCGGTGAAAAGTCCCGGCGGGGCTGCGTCGGGCGGCGGCAGCGGTCTCTCGGGCATGGTCGCCGGTCAAATTCCGATCGCCGCGACCGCAACAAGCGTGACCTCTTCAGTCGCGACGCTGGCGGCGAGCTTTATGCCCGCTCATACGGGCGACGTGACCAGTCCTGCCGGAAGCACGGTCAATACCCTGCCTATCGTCAACAGCAATATCGGCACCTTCAACAACATCACGATCAACGCCAAGGGGCAGGCGACGGCGGGCAGCAACGTCGCCTACGTCACGGGTGGACCCTATCTGCCGCTCTCCGGCGGGACGGTCACGGGCGCTCTCAAGGTATCAACAACGGCATTCCTGGCGTTTAGCATCGCCGGCACGACTTATGGGATACGGTTCTTTCAGGATGGGGCTGGGTCGCATATCGAGGGCGTCGACAGCACTCTCTTAACCTCTTATCAACCGCTGACTCTGAATGGCGCGGGGGTCTATGCGCCGACACCTGCAACCGCCGACAACTCGGGGCAGATTGCGACGACCGCCTTCGTCAAGGCGCAAGGCTACGCAACGACCGGCCAGCTTGGCGCGTATCTGCCGCTGACCGGCGGCACGCTGTCCAACGGCTTACATTTTGGGTCAGCTATCGCGGGCAGTGCGGCCGACACCAGCAGGCACATTACGCTTTACGACACCGGGTACGGGTTCAGCATCACCAGCGGCACCCTCAACGTGGTTGCTGGCGGGACGGCTCACGCCTTTTACCCAAGCGGTGCGACAATCACAGGCTGGCTGACCGCCACTGGCGTGATTAATACAGGCAGCAACTACCTGACCTTCCAAAACGGCAGTGCGACGCTGGGCAATGGCGGCGGTCCGCTGATCTACGGCGACGGCAGTTGGATCGTCGCCAAGCCGGGAAGCGGCAACCTGGGCTTGGCGGTTTATGATTACGCCGGGAACGAGCAGCTACAACTACGTTCGGACGGCACCATCCTCGCCAAAGGTATCGGCAATTCCGGCCAGTTCCGCATGGCCCCCAACGTCTCCGGCACCGGCTACGGCTCGTTCTGGCGGAACGATGGCAACAGTACCTACTTCCTACTGACCAACGTCAACGACGCTTACGGCAGTTGGAATGGGCTGCGTCCCTTCACGGTGGACAACTCCAACGGCAACGTGAGCATGGGTGGTACGCTCACGCTTTCCGGCGGCGTGCAAATGAATGCTGCTTTTTCGGTCGCTAACAATAATTGGGTTTTTGTAAGGGACACAAGCAACAACCCCTTTGCTGTCCTCGGCATGTATACCGATAACCAAGTATATCTCGGCGACGGTGGTCATACGATGCAGGTGCGCGGCAACTATGTAATGCTGCAAACGCATCTCGCGGCAGCAACGGATAATGCTTATTTTTGCGGGTCGGGCGGGCACGCTTGGGCACAGTGTGCCGCTTATTCTTATCCCGGTTCCTCCGACCTTCGCTTAAAGACAAATAATCAACCACTTCCCGATGATTGCCTCGCCCTTGTGCAGGCGATTAAACCGCAGCGCTTTTGCTGGCGCAAAGGCCCTGATCCAGAGCGCGTGCATTGGGGCTTTATCGCGCAGGAGGTTGCCGCCGCGATGAGTGCGGCAGGGCATGAGTTCGGCGGGCATTACATCGGCGACGACGAGAACAAAACCCAATCCCTTGATATTAATGAGCTTGTGGCTGTTCTGTGGAAAGCCTTTCAGGAACTTACGCTACGCATTGATAAAATGGAGACAGCAGCATGAACGGACCAATCTCCCCGGAGACAATGTTGACCGTGACACTCGAAGCTCGGCAATGGGATGTCGTCCTCGCTGGGGTTAGTGAGTTGAAGTTAAAAGATGTGCTTCCTTTGTGGCAGACGCTGATGGGTCAGCTTCAAGGTACGGCTCAGACATCTAATGGTGTCGACGCTAACCCGCCGGCGCAGTTCTCCGGGGATCACCCCCTACCGGCATGAGCCGCGAGATCCGCATCGACGATCCCGGTGCCGGCGAGTGGGTGATGCTACGGGTCAAGGGTTATTTCATGCCCGGCGTCGATCATTCGTTCACCACCCACCGGGACGGGAAGATCATCGGCGGGTTTGCGTTGTGCCAGTATCTCGGTAATTCCATAACCGTGCACATGGCCGGCGAGGACAAGCACTGGTGCTCGCGGGATCTTCTCTGGCTGGTATTCCACTACGCGTTTGTCCAGATCGGGTGCTATAAGGTTCTGGCCCCACTGCGTTCCGACCAGTCATCGGTGATCGCCATGGATACGCGTGCCGGGTGGAACCTCGAAGCAGTTGTGCACGACGCCTATGAGAAGGGCGTGCACCTGATCATCCTGGGCATGACCCGGGATAGCTGCCCGTGGCTGCGCGATGGTTACGTTCCGAAGTTCTTGCAGCACGCCAATGAACGGGCTGCCTGATGGGCAAGGCCTCGCCCCCGCCAGCACCCGACTATACGCCGTTTATCCTGGCGTCGCAGCAGGCGTCGCAGTCGGATGCCGCCGCTGCCAAGGTCTCCGAGGATCTGGGCAACAGGCAACTAGATCAGCAAAATATATATTCGGGCCGTGCGGCCGATCTTGGCGACAAATACGCGCAAATGGCCTCGGATCAAGCTGCGTTTGGCAAGCAGCAATACCAGGATGCCTTGCCTTATCTGCAGAAATACATGCAGTCGCAGCTCGATTTTACCAACGCCGCGCAGGCTAACCAAGACGCGCAAACCAAAGCCGCGCAGATCTCGGCGCAGCAGGCGCAGGATACTTACGACCAGTACAAAACCGTCTTTATGCCCAAGGAGACCCAGTTCGCCGATGAGGCGTTTGGCTACGCGACGCCGGTGCGGCAGGATCAAGCGGCGGGCGCGGCGCAGGCCGATGTCGGCAATGCGTTCCAGGCGCAGAAGGACGCGGCGACACGGCAGTTAGCATCATATGGTATTGACCCGTCGCAAGGTGCGTTCCAGCGAAGTATGGGCGCGGCGGATATCTCCAGGTCTGCGGCCACTGCAGCCTCGGGAACCATGGCGCGGCAGCAGACCGTGGCCCAGGGCAAACAGTACGAAGCTGCTGCCCTCGAGGTCGGCCAGAAACTCCCGGCCCAGGCGATAGCCCAGGCTGGTCTCGGTCTCAACCAGACCGCGTCTGGGTTGAGCGGTTCGGCAATCGGCGGTGGAGGCATATCCGCCGCAGGTAATTTCCTCAACGCTGGCACCAATGCGATGGGGTCGCCCACCGCTTACGCGTCGCTCAACCCTTATACCAACCTCTCGAGTTCCTATGGCACACAGGGCGTCGGACTGATGGGCACCGGCGTCAACGCTTTAGGCAATATGTCTGCGGCGATCGGGGCCGGGGTCGGTGCGACCAACAGCATGTACTCGTCGCAGATGGCTAACTACCAAGCCAACCAAGCAAACTCACCGTGGGGAGCGATTGGCACCATAGCCGGGATCGGCGCTAAGTTTGCGGGTTCTGCGCTCTTTGGTGCTTAGCCACTACCGGTAGTGGAGAGAACACATGGCCGACGGCCCGATTATTTACCCCAGGTCGTATTTCGGACCCAATCCGCTGGAGCAGGGTCTCGACAATTTTATGAAGTCCTATAGCTGGGCGCAGGACACTCAGAAAAAGAGCGACCTGCTCGAGCGCCAGCTGCGTGAGACTAAGTACCGCATTGGGTTGATGGACGATGAAAATACTAAGAAGACCGGCGGGGGCGTCGGCAACGACGCGCCTACCACCCAGAACCTGCCTGCTATCGGTGGTGACGGTTCGGATGGCGGGTCTAGCGGCGGTGGAGAACAACCGACAATCGGCGGTGTCGGTGGCTCGAACAATCCTGAGATCGATACCAATAATTTCGCCGGGATGCGCAACCCCAACGCACCCATAGGAGGAGGTCCGCGCTCGAACCCTGCCGGGTGGCAACAATTCGCGACGCCGGAAGCTGGTGTTCAAGGTATAGTTAACCAGCTCGATCGTTATGTTACTGGAAAAACTATACCCGGTAAACCACTGACAACATTAAACGACATTATCACTACTTGGGCACCACCACACGAGAACAAAACACAATTACTAATTGACCGGGCGTCACAGATCATGGGCGTCAGGCCCGACGCTCAACTCGATTGGAATAATCCCGACGTAAAGGCACGCCTCGTCGAGGCGATGATCCGCAACGAGCAGGGCGGGATGCTGCATCCCAAGGCGGTGCAGGGGATACAGGGTGTCTTTGGGCAGAACTGGCAGCCTTATCAGACGCCGCAACAGCAGGCCGCCGCGCCGGGGCAGTTTAATCAAGCTGTCCCACAAGTACCGACACATGCGCCGCTGGCTTATCCGTCGACGGCGCAGGGAACGACGCCGATGGCGATCGGCGGCAATACGCCGGCAACGGCGGCGGCAGCGCCGGCCCCACCTGCGTCGGCTCCGCCGGCTCCGGCACCGTCGCCGCCAGCCACGGGTGCGCCCCCCGCTTCCGGTCCGAACGTGCAGTACACCGCGCCGGGTGGTTCGTTCAGTCCGCCGCAACAAACACCGCGCGCACCGAATTACTCGCCGCGCCCGCGTGATCAGCAGAGCTACCTGCCCGATCAACAGCAGCAGCAATCGCAGATAGCCGCGCTGGCGGTGCCGCAGCAATATGATCCTCGTACTAGTGGATTATACCCCCAAGGCAATGCCTGATGCCGCCGCTCGACGACACCGAGTTCCAGTACCCGACGCCCGACGCCGATACCGGCAACATGGCGATCGGTGGCGCGGTATCGCCGCCGCCCCCGATATCGTGGGCACCGTCGGCGCTAACCACGCCACCGCCGCAGCAGGATGTAGCGCCGCCTGACACTACCCCGCCGCCACCGCCGGTCGATACGACTCCGCCGCCCCCAATGGCGCGCACCACCGAGGCACCGGGGGGTGTGCTGCCCGACGCCACCGGGCCGGAGGATGTTACCCAGACAGCACCTATGAGGGTGCGCGGTTCCAAAGGCGGTGCGAGCGCGCTTTCGGGCAACGACTATGTCGACCACGAGCCGCGCCTCAAGGCACCCTTTGCCCGCTACAAGCAACTCGAGCAGGACCAGCCCACCCTTTACGAAGCGATCAATCACATCGCCGACGATGTCGGTGTGCCGCGTGCCGACCTCGCGGCGTTGATTTACGCCAATAGCGACGACGACCCCAACGCCAAGTCGGGCAACCGGATCGGCTATATGGGGATCACCCCGGCGGATCAGGCGAAGTACGACCCGGATGGGCATCTCGACCCTAACCATCCGCTCGATAACATCTGGCTCGGTGCCAAGAAATATTTGGACCTGTCGCACGAATACGGGTTTTTTACGCCGGAAACACTGGCTGCGTATCACTCGGGCGAGCCGGTGGTTAACTCGTTGCACCGTCATAATCAAAGCGACCACCAGTCGATCGCCCCACCGGGGATGTTCGATTTTGTCAATAAGGTGGTGGGCCGCAACGCGCCGCAGCGGGCGCTCGATCCTAACCTATTGGTCGCCGAGCAGCGGATGCCGCCGACCGAGATCCCGCCGCGCGGCATGCCGGAGGGTTACCAGGACGATACCGGCGGTCTTAGCCAACAGCCTGCGTCTTCGACCGCCGAGCGTCTGAACCGCGATCTCCCGTCTGCCATAGGGTCGATCACCAGCGCCCCAGGCAGGCTGGCCTCGACCCTGAGCGACCCGGCTAAGCTCGGTACGGCGGTCCGCAATATCGGCCAGGGCGTGTCGAGCGATGTCGCCGGTGCGCTGCGCGGGGCGAGCACACCCGCCGATATCATGCCCGAGAGTGACCTCGAAGCGGGGCCGGGGATAATCGCGCCGGCGATCGGCCGTGCGGTCACCGCTGTTGGCGACTATGCGCGAACAGTAGGGCGGGTCGCTTCTGGCGAGGACCCGCAAAAAGTCAAACAGGACATCGCTGCGTCGCGGGCACCGGATGATACCCTGCCGCCCACCCGTCTCGGGCCTGGGTTTGTCCCGGCCCCGTCGTCTGGGACGACAGCTGCACCCGCTACACCGGCTACGCCAACCACGCCGGCCGCTACACCTGCCGCACCGGCGGCGGCGCTAGCCCCGACGCAGTACGGCACCGGTGTCCGCCCGATCGTCCCCGCGACCGCGCCCGCCGCGCCGGCACCCTTACCGTCGGCTGCGCTTGGCCCGGCACCTGGGGCTGCCACGGCTCCCACTACCGGTAGTGAGCCACCACCAAAGCCGACGGTTACTCCCGAAGACCAGCCGCCATCGGCCGGGGCTGCGCCGCCCCAGGCGGGCACGCCGGGAGGCGCGCCGCTGGTAGCCCAGCCGGCACCGCAAACCGTCGGCGCGACACCGCCGGCGCGACCGACGACACGCGACGGCCCGATCACCAGCCTGCCCGGCAGCCCGTCGCGGATGACTCCGCAGGGCGCGGTGCAGGCAGCTGCCACCGGCGGCCCCAACGGCGTCCTCACCTACATGTCCGACAATGGCAGGTCGGGGGCGACACCGGGGCAGAACTGGAACAGCTTCCAGCGCAACCTGATGGGTGTCGCGGCGATGGGCGGCAGCGTCGACGACATCATCCACGCCCATCAGTACGTCTTTACTCTCCAACATGCCGGCGCGGTGCAGAATTTACAGGCGGCGTGGGCGGCGTTCGACACCGATAAACAAGCCGCTGCGAGCCTGTTGGCGCGGAGTCACGCTTTCTTTAACGACGGCTCGGTGGGCGGCTTCCAGGTTATTAACAACCAGATCGTCGGTCAGCGATTTGACGAGAATACCCACCAGCCCTTGGGCAGTCCCTTTGGGGTTACCAAGCAAGGCATCCTGGACATGGCAAAGCAGATCCAGGACCCGGCGCAGTTTCAAAAACTGGCCGACGAGGAGAAGAAGACCAACGAAACCATCGCACATAACATCCAGGATGAAGAGCACAACCGGGTAACCGCCGCCGAGACTGGGCGGCATAACATCGAGGAAGAGAAAAACCAGCGGGCTTACCACGAGGCGCTCGCCGCCCAGGCGGCGGCGACCCGCGAGTCGCGCGAAGCTATCGCCGAAGCTAACCGCAAGGCGGCGATGGACCGGGTCAAGTACCGGGTCGACAACGCCAACACGGCATTTAACAAACAGCTCGACCACGCGACCCGCGTCGAGGGCGAGGGATTGTACAACACCGACGATACTAAACTAACTGGCGATCCGCCGCTGACCCTCGACGGCAAGACGCCGATGTCGCTAACCGAGCGTAAAAACGCGGAGACCCTCTATCACGGGCTGATCATGTACAACGACAACATGACCTCGGGGACCGTGCAGGATATCGTGCGCAGCCTTGTCGCCCCGGCACCCGGTCAAGGACAGCTCGACCTGCGCAAATACGGGCTGGGGCTGACCAGCGAGGTGACTAAAACTGGCAGCCCGATCTACGCGATCAGGACGATGCCCAAGCCGGGGAGTGACTCGGTCGATGTGGCGTACCTGCCGTTATCGGCGATCAGTTCGATCCTGCCGTCGCAGTACCGCCCGTCAGCCGGGAAGCCTGCGGCTACGCTACGGCCGGTAGCGCAACCTTCGGCAGCGCCATGAGCAGCCCGTACTCCGAGTACCTGGAACAACAGGCGTTCCAGACACCGGAGCCGCCCGAGGCGCAGCCTAACCAGGAGGCCGAGGACCAGCTGGTCCAGAGCCGGACCCGCCAGCCCAACGACGAGAGCCTGCCGCCGTCGATGGCGCGGGTCATGGCGATCGGCGGCGCACCGACATCCGCCCTGGCCCCGCCCCCACCTCCACCCTCGGCACAACCACCGGCACAACCACCATCGGCACCTACCGGCGGCGAGGATCAGGTTATCCCG